TGGATAAATTGATCCCGGTAAAACTTCTTGTTTTGAATAAGTCTCAAAATCTAATATCTCTGGATCTGCAAAAGTTGATGGGACAGAATGTTCAAGAGATTCAGTGAGAAGATTAGCTACCATATTCTCTAAATCTTGTAATGGTATTAGAGGCTTACCAAGTGGATCTCCATGAACAGCTCTAGATAAATCTCCTTTTGTTATAGACCAATGATCGTCTAGTTTCTCGGCTCTTGCCTCAGCAAATACTGGAGTGCCAGAATCTACTGCTGCGAAATAAACCCCTTTAGGGAAATTCTCTCTAAGTTCATTCGCTTCCTTTTCATCTAAGATATCAAACATCCATGGTCTTAACCACACCCTTTTCAGGGTGAGAAGACTTTGAAGATAAGAATCAGAATATAATCGCCCAATGCTAGGCATTCTAGCAATTCTCTCAAAGTTATCAGTACTAGACGCTGATAACTTATCTCTATCAATATTTTTATATTCTCTACGAAGCCAAGCAAAATGCTGATCTGAATAATCTATTAAATAACCACAAGCAGCTTGATCTGACGCATAAGTAGAAATTTTTACATTTAAAGTTCCCTTTATTTTTATCCTCTCCATTCCTTTTTCAACTTTTTCCATTCCAACTTTCGTTGAGACAGTTGCTGTCTCTCCTTCAGTAAAATTCAATTCTCCAGAACACTCCGGACAACTTACAAGTTCCTGTTCGCTACTAAAATCACATTCCTGACAATTGTAAGCATCAGGAGTTATCTTCTCTTTTCGTTTCTCAAATTTAGGAATTTCAACTGTTCCCAGTTCCTCATCTCGCTCATAGCAATTATATGCTGCTACAAAATGATTTGTATAAAGTGTGAAAAGAGCATGATAAAATAAAAGTTTAGATTTATTATATTTCTGTATTATCTTACCAAGTGATTCTGCTTTTCTGGCCGCAATTGTATCTGCTGCTGAATCAGCATCCATTGGAGAAAATGGTACTCCTGGAATCTCTGCTGACAGTGCTGCTATAATAGATAATCCATGAGCTTTGAAGATATTTACTACATAATCATAAATAAATTTCACCTCTTCACGAGAAGAAATTTGATCCATTACATCATGAGTTGGAACTCTAAAATCTTGAGCGCGCTCATCCCAGAAAATATATTGGAATCCATGCCAATATAATTCATTTTGCTTACATTCTCTCAGCATACGCTGACGAATATACTCATCTTCTCTTTCTATATCTTCAAGAATTTTGAGAAGCGAGTTCTGAATGGATTCAGACCATTCTTTTTCTTTTTTTACTTCTTCTGGCATTGATTTAGAATAAAACCTAAAGAGAAACCAAATAGAAAAAGATTAATTCTCCAAAGCATTACTTCTTCTTCATCTTAGCGAATTTACTTCTCTTAGATAAAGAGGTTTTAGAAATAAATTCTTTAGCAACTTCTGGGCTAGGACCAGCCCCATGCTTAGTGGAAGTTCCATGAGCAATCGCCTGCATCATTCGATATTGTTTTGCACTTTTTGCTGGCATGTTATCTCCTATTGAAAGTCTGAATCATCTGAATAAACAATTTTAATAACATTAAAAAGTTTTAAAATAGGTTTTTTGATCTGTTCTTTCTTATCTTTATTTATTGATGGATCATTCTTAATTTCATTAAGAATCCCAAGAATTACTGAAAGTCCAATGTTGAACCACATCCAATTCATATCTATTCTCCAATCACATCTTTCTCTAATTTGTCTAATTCAGAACTTCCCTTTTCAGTTGTCTGATCTTTCTTCTTATTATTCCAATATTCTTCTCTAGCCTTCAATTCTAAATTCTCTTTAAGTTGCGGCCAGGAAGTTGATTTCTTACCAAACTTTATTGGCTGTCTTGCCTCAGCAGGTTTAGTATCATTACGCTGAATACTATTTACTCCTGTTAAATTAAAAATCTTCTCTAATAGATTTGCTTCGTTAAACTTAGAGCGTTCTAATTCAGTTGTTAAAACACTATTAGCTCCAGTTATGATTTCAACTGTTCGCTCAAGATCACGAATTCTATTTGTAAGTACTGTATCAAATGGCCACATTAAAATCTTCTCCTTCCACTTAATCTACCTACTGAAATATATGAGACTTTCTTCTTTTGAGCTTCTAAGATTTCCATTTTACGATAAAATTGATTCCAGTCTCGTTCCTTCTCATCCTGTTCATTAGGAAGATCTGGAAGATTTTCTGCTTTCATTGTAGATATTTTCTTCAAGAAATATCTAAGATCATCGTAAGGATCATCTCCTACAAATTCCCTTACATCTTCTTCATTTGCATCTTTTCTTTCATCATAGACGCAAAGAGGAACAGTTTTTATAAGAGTTTTGCAATTAGAAGTGATTTGTAACTTTGGTAGCTCCTCTTCTATAATATTAGATTGTGGAGCAAACTGAGCAAGGTAAGCTTTATGAGATTCTATTCCTTTATTTCTAAATATCCATGAGGCATACTCTGAATCATAATCTTCCTCAAAATCTAAAACAAGTCTTGGACGAGTTTTCCATCTTAGATAATCATGGATTAACATCTTTCCACCAATACGATCATTATCAGCTTTTTCTATTCTTGGCGACTTCTTTGTTACTTCTTTCCATGTCTCTATAAATTGATCTGCTACCGTTTTCACTCCACGAGATTGCCAAGCAGAAGGATCTAATGTAATATAAGGATTTATTCCTTCCAACATACACATATTAGCCATATTAGTCGTCCAAACAGATACTTCTTCTCCACTAATAAGATTACCATCTTTATCTGTTGGAGGATATTCTTTATATATTACTGCTCTTCCTTTTGGTAATGGGACTCCCCAAATACCAAATGTAAGCGCACGCTTACCCCAATCTATAGCTAAAACTCTAGGAAGTCTTGCATCTGGAATAAAAGGAGGAATTACATGACAAGCATTAGAAGGTTCATCTATAAAAGGTTCAGTTCGCCATTCAGCAAATACCTGTCCAGAGAATGTCCACCAATCCCCATAAAGTTTTGCTCTCTTCTCTGCTTCAGGAAGCATTTCTAATCTTCTAATATAGAGAGGATCATTCTCCATTAATATTGGATTATCTGTTAGAAATGCTTGAATAAATATTCTCTTTATTAAATCTCCTTTAATTCTCTCTGCTATTATTTTCCCACCTGCGCGGGCAGGTTCAACAAAACGCTCTCTAACCCAACGATGACCAATATTTCCTGGATTACTTCCTGAACATACTAAGGCAGGGATAGAAGGAATGATTGAACGTACACGAGAAAAAGCCATGAACTTGTATTGAAATTCTGTAAAGGAGGTAAGTTCATCAAAAGCGCAATATTGATATTCAGAAGTATCATATTTTCTAATGTCTGATTCTTATTCTGCATGTCCAAATGTTATAGTAGCTCCTGAAGGAAATCTCCATTTCTTTTTCTGTTCATTATATTCCGCTCCAAAATCATAGAATGATGGAATCTCAGTCCCATCCTTATTCATTCCTCCTCGCTTGCTTCTCTCAATTAAAGATTCTTCTAATTCTTTATAAGTACGTCTGAGAATTATTCCTTGAAATCTATTATTATCTGTCCACTGTCTCAAGATTGGACGCATTAGAAGAGCTTCACTCTTTCCACCACCAGCAGCCCCACCATAAAATTGTTCAAATATTGTATCAGGTAGGGATAGAAATAGCTCCTGCTTTCCATGATTTGGCTTCCAGACTTTCTCAATTACTGGAGTTACTTCTACTCTAGACATTTAATTATGATACCTATACAAAAAGTCACCTTCTATTACATCTTTCCTTCTCCAAATTCCCCACGAGAATCTTGGACCTAAACTTGAATATTGAGTACAATAAAACAATGCAAATAATGGAGTAGCTAATATTATACCATAAGAATTAATTATTAATCCATATACACATCTCGATTTAAATTCATACGTCCAATTAATATAATACCATTTTTTTGGCGGATCATTACTAATATAACTATTCATATAATGTTTAAAATTATTTTTTCCATCATTTGCCATAAATGTTTCATGTGGACAAATTGTTGTTCTAAACTCATCATCATAATATATTGCACAATTATCACATTTAACTACCATTTTATTTCCTCTATCCCAATCCAAAGAAATAGCCTATCTTACCATCTCGCGAGATAAGATAGGCTAATTACTTTCTTTGGCTCTTTCCGCTGGCCGGCAGAAAGGAAACTTTAAATTTTAATGCAAATTATTTATCAGGATTGATAATTAATGGAATTCTGAGTTGACGACATGACGGTATTTCAGCTCGTTTTATATACCCAATTCTTATAAATGCTTCTTCTGAACCAAACAACAAATGTACTTTTCGTTTTGCTACCTGTAATCTATAATCAATTACATCAATAAACAAAAATCCTTTTGGCAAATCTAATCTTATATCATCAATTAATAATATACGTCTTAATAGATTCATAAATTTTGTTACTTCTTATTCGATTGGGTCGCTCTACAATCTTTGGAAAGAAGCATAGAAACCAATTTGTGTGCACTCCGTTAACGCGAAAACAAATAGGAACGCTAATAGGATTGAGTTGCCCCGGTTTTGAAATCCTAATCATAGGCCGGGGACTCCACACAAAACTACATATAAATTTACTTATCTTTAAATTTCTCTAGAGTAGCAAGAGTCTCAGCATCAAGAATTGTAAGTCCAATTGGTGCTATTTCTTTATTTTCTTTGTAAGAAACTTTAGAGGCTTCCTGTTCCTTAAAATATTTATCTAATTCCTGCTCAATTATAAAAAGATTCTTATTTGCTGATATTGTCCTACTTATAATAACATCAATCTGACCATCCAAAGAATGACTAAAATACTGATTATCTTTTAAAGTAATAGACAGTCTTTCAACAATCTCAAGATCAGCTTTCATAGTTTCTACTAATTCTTTTGCTCTTTGCATCGAAACTTCCTTATCCACCGCATCTTCCACATGGATTATTGTGATGAAAACCAAGTAAACATTTAATTATTGACTTATACGAAACACCCCATCGTCTCATTGTTTTAATAGAATTTTTGGTAAATCTCATTATCCAACTCCAATCTCTATTAAATCAAATGAATCTTC